CAGTCGGAATCACGGTTTGAATGGTGGTCATGGTGTCCTATCGAATGCAGTGGCGACGGGCGCGGATGATCCAGTCGACAATGCCGGGGTCGGGCGGTGTTCCGCCGCCATCGGCAGCCCCGCCCATCCAGAAAACTTGCATGCTGCGGAAACCGCTGCTGCCTGTCGGGGCGATCGAGCCTGCGCCGCCCATCCAGAAGACCTGCATGCTGCGGAAACCGCTGCTGCCTGTCGGGGCGATCGAGCCTGCGCCGCCCATCCAGAAGACCTGCATGCTTCGGAAACCGGCGGATTCTGGTGGCGGCCCGCCCGGATTCCCGGCGCCGCCCATCCAGAACGCCTGCATACCGCGAATACCGATGCTGGCAGGGACTTCTTCGACCGGGCCGAAGTACTGGCCGAAATAATTGCCGGACGTGTTGCCGCGTACCGACATTTCAGTCCCCGTCGAGTGTGTCTATCGTCCTTGTGCCGCTGCTGTACGTACCCGCAACCCGCTCCGTGGTGCCGTCGATGCCGGTGAAACTTGGGGCGCCGGACTCAAGGCCGGTCGCGCTGCCGGCGTTGACTGCGGCCAGGATGCGCAGCACCTGTTCGGCGGTAAATCCTGCCTCGATCACTTGCGCCCATACCGCAGCGCCGACATTGGCTGTCGTGAGGCCCGTACCGGTCACTACCAAGTCGGCGCTCAGTTCGCCGAACGCGGCCGGCGTAAGGTCGATGTCGCCCGAGCCTGTCAAAGCAGACAGCAGCGCACCAAGACCGGCAGCTGATGCGGTGACAGAGCCGCTACCGGTCAGGCTTGCCACCGCGGCAAGGAACGCCTGAAGGTTGGCCGCCGTTACCGTGCCATCGCCTGACAGCGCCGCCACCAGTTGGACGATCAGCCCGCCAGTGGCAGTGAGCTCGCCGTCGCCGGTCAGTGCCGCTTCAGCCAGTTTGACGGCCAGTGCCGTTGCGCTGATGCCGCCAGTGCCTATCAGCGTGTCATGCGCCACCATCCGGCCAGCGGTTCGCGGCGGGATCATGCTGTGCGGCGGGTAAAGCCCGGTTGAATACGAACTCAGTGCCGTGAAGGCCTCCGAATTGGACTGATTCATCACCGCCGTATCGTGAACGAAGTTCTGCCACCCCAACCCGGTCAGCGACAGCGGGATGACGTTGGTAGAAATTCCGTTACGCAGCAGCATCAGCCCCATCCAAAGTCGAGGTAGCCCATCAACGGCGTGTTGGCCGCCGTCGCAGCGCCGGGGAAAAACAGCAGCCCGAGGCATGCGCCGTCGTAGATCCTGGGCAGGCTGGGCAATTGCATCACCAGGGAGCGCTCACCGGCAACAGCCGCGGTCACGATTGGGATGGTGGCAAGCGGCTTGCACACGATCAACGCGCCTGCCTGGGCAGAGCTGTAAGCCGTGGACAACTGATATTGCGTCACCCGTCGAACGCCAACATCGCCGGCTTGCAAAGGCAGGAACGGCGCATAGTTGGCTGACGCCACGCCTGAATGGAAAATCTTGCCGACCGGCGGAATGGACGTGCCGCCCACGGTGTAGTTGACCACCGCGCCAGCCACGCGACCCGTTGCGCCCGCGCTGTTGGTGTACTGGAAGCCTGAAGCGGACAGGACCGGCGTGGCGGTGTTGGTAACCGTCGCCGTGGCCACTGTGTACATGCGCAAGCCCGCGCCATCGGCATAGCGATTGGGCGTCACCGTCAGTGTGTGCGTGCCCGTTCCAGCATCCGTGAAAGCCACGTAAGTGCCGGCAATCGCGTTGGCCTCACTGGTGGCCACGTTCGCCGTGGTGGCCGACGCGCGCCGCAGGTAGAACACATCCGTGTTGTTCAGCCCGGTAGGCAGCGCGCCGCCCGAGTTCGAGAACGTGACCGACGTGTAATGGTTGGCGCTACCGAAGTCGTTGGTGTAGGTCAGCAACAGGCCGCCCGAGCTCGACGCCGTGAACGTGTTCGAGTTGATCAGCGTCTGCGCGCCGGTCGAGTTGTTCGCCAGCGCCGGGTAATACATCACGATGTCGATCAGGTGCGCAATCCCCGGAACCGCGGTTGCCACCGATGAATACAAACCAATGTTCAGCAGGTGCTTGGTGTCCGAGGACACATTGCCGCCGTGATACATGCCAAACGAAGCGCCGATCGCCGCGCCGCCGTTCTTGTCGGTAGGGGTCTGCGCAACCAGCGTGGTGCCTGGATAGGTGGCCGCTACCGGCGATCCGGCGAACTGTTGCAGGTCGTACATGTTGCCTGCAACAAATGCGTTCGAGCCCGAGCCCTTGGAGAAGTCCTGCCGCCAGCCCTTGCCGGCCGAAAGCTCCGCAACCATGTCATCAATACTTGCAAAGCCCATGCCTACCCCCAAACAAAAGAGAATTCGCCGTGCAGCGTTGTCGGTGCCGCTGTCACCGTGCCTCGCGCGATCATGTGGATATACGCCCCATCCTCAATCTCGGCCATTTTCAGCCTGTCGCGCTGAAAATCGACCTCAATGGGAATAAGCAATTCCTGCCAACTGATCGTGCCCAACGGCTTGACGATGCACGCCGCGAAGATCCCGCCGACTGCCGAGGGGATGTTGATGTTGTCGATGCTGTTGATGCCGGTGTCGCCTTCCATCAAATTCAGGTACGGACTTGGAATCCTGTAGTTCAGCACGCCAATGGCAGTCGCATCGATGGTCGAAAGCAGTTGCCCTGCCGTCGCCGAATTACTCATATACACCGGCGTCAGCGTCTTTTGCTCGCCTGCCGTGTTGGTGTAGGTGATCGAGATGTTAACCGCATCCGAAACACCCGCGCCTTGCGACACCAGCATGATCTTGCAGTCCTTGCCGCCGTCGTAGCGCAGCGTGCCAAGCGTGTTCACCATGTCCTGCGAGCCGCCGTCGCCATCCACAAACGGGTAATACGCCACCACGTCATGCAGGATGGCCGTCACCGTTCCGACCGAAGTGGCGGGCGGCAAAAGCATTGCCTTGTGCAGGTACTTCTTGTAGCCGGCCGAATTGACTGACGGGCCGTGGAAGATGCCATCATTGGCTGCCAGTTGCGCCGAAGTCACAGGCGTGGCGGCGTAGTAGTTCGCCACCGGGATACCGGCCGCATAGCTGAGATCCGTCCAAGTGCCCAGCGTCATCGACGGGCCTGCGCGGCGCAGATAGCCGGTCCACTGTCTGCCAGCCGCATAGGCATCCGCGATACCGGATACCGTTGTGATGGTCACACACACCGCCCGGTGATGGCTGCGGCGATCTGGTCGCGCCGCACCCGCACCTTGTTCACAAAAGACAATCCGCCCTCACCGGCAGTGATCGCCTTGCGCGGCGCCATGATCTGGTGGCCGCAGTCCTGCTTGCAGGGGCGCTCGATCAGCGGCTCTTTCCCGTCGCGCGCTTTGACCTTGACGGCACGCATACAGTCGGCGCAGTAGTAGAGGGGCGGCCCGATCTGGTCCCACAGGGCGCGCTCGATGGCGGTGCGCTGATCCATCAGGATTCAGTGATTGAGAGGGCTGCGGCCGCGAACTGGGGCGTGATGCCCGACGAAACCACCAGCGAAGAGTTCAGCGCGCCGTAATGCCACACCGCCGTCGCGCCGCTTGATCCGACGCCGGTCGATACGTGCGTCAGAGTCGCGCCGGTCACGCCGCACTGGGCGAAACTGATCGTCGCTGCGTTCTGCGTCGCGCCGCCGCTGGCCGCATCCCAGCCAGTTGATCGCGCCACCGCCACCCGGGCATAGTTGGTGTATGACGTTTCATCTTCGGCCTGGCTGTTGGTGCCGGCCGTCAGGTCTGCGGTGTGCAGCGCAACGTAAGTGTTGGTCAGCGGGCTCGAGGCGGCGTTGTCAGCGACGTTCGCCCAGGCAGTCGCCCGGTACATCAGGTTGACGATTGAATTGCAGGTTGCGGTGGATTTGGGCATACATTCTCCGGTATCAGGTTGGATCGCTTGCGACAATCGGGTCCGCGCCCGCGCTACCAGTCGCCGTCGAAGTCCAGCTTGTCGTGGTGTCGTCGGTGGCATAGACCGTGTACGTGCCGCCGGAGACTGTCCATTTGTTGCGCAGCGCGTACAGCGCCTCTTTGACCAGGCGCCCACTGCTCGAGCCGCCGGCCACGTTGCGGCCCAGCAAGGCATCGGCGTTCTCATTGGCCGTCGGCACGTCGCTGATCAGGGCGTCAACGTTGGTGCCGATGATGTAACCGGCCGTGCCTGCCCCATAAGCGCCTGGCAGCGGCGTTGTCCAGGGGTCGCCGGCGGATCCGGCAGCGTTCAGGGCGGCGCCCGTCGAGCCCGCGCCCAGGTGGCCGCTGATCGCCTCATCCCACACCGCATCGGCAATCTCGGCGCTTGCTGTTGCATCCATACCCGCCGCCGTCAGCCAGTTGGCCGGGATGCTCGGCAGGTTGGTGAGGTTCGTGACCGTCGTGATCGTGCCTGCCGTGATGTTCGTCGGGCTCGCCACGCTGGTCGGGAAGGTCACGCCGGCCGCAGCGGTTACTGTCTGTCCTGCCAGTTGATCTGTGTTTGCTGTCACCCTGTTGGTCACGTCCGTCACTGTTGACACTGCGCCGCCACTGGTCGTGATTGCACCGCTTGACACAATCGAGGTCGCCGCGATGTCGTTGAAGCCGGTGATATTTGTGGTCTTGGCGAGGCTCAGGCCAAATGCGGTGCTGGTCGGATCGCACGCCGTGGTGATTACGTTCAGGCAAATCGGGATCATGTTGGTCGCGGTGAAGAAATACGCGATGTCGTTCCCGTTGGTGTCGGCTTGTGTCAATGCAACCTTGTAGAAGCCAAGCCCGGTGTCTTCGGTGATGGTCGCACCACCCGCGGCAAAGGTGCCGTCCAGGCAGCGCCGCATGCTCACAGTCGCCCCGGTCAGTGCTGCACCGGTTGTCGCGTTGATGGCGGCGATATGGACAAACTGACCGGTCACGTTTTTTCTAAGCATGGATGCCGCTCCCGATTACTGCGGCGTTTGAGCCAAAAGCCCATGCCGGGACAAAGCCGCCAGCCGCCGCTTCGCCAAACCACATCCTGCGCGGCTGATCGGCCCATATCTGCCACGGACTTTGCAAGTTGCTCGTCAAGGCAACCATTTCGCCTTCAGTGAGCGCGTTAGCAAAAACCGCCATCATGTAGCGCCGCAGTGCCGCCGATCCGGTCAGCGCATCTGGCACACCCAATGAGAACGCCGAACTTGAGGATGTCCGGGTGATAAGCGTGGTGTCTTTGGCAATCCTTGCCCCGTTACGCCATATCGCCCGACCGTCAGCAGTACCGGCAATGAATCCCCATACGTTGACCTCGGTGCCGATGGTTTGGGCGACAGCAATGCCGGTGCCGTTGCCGTATCGCCAGTACACGTTGTTGTCCGAGTACGGGATAAAAGCATGCAGTTCCGAGGTTAACGATGCGGGCGTACCAACAGAAAAACTGACGAAATTCGCCTCATTCGCCACCCGCGATGTGTTGAGGCGTTGCTCCATCAAAATAATGGTGCAGCCCGCCGTGGGCATGCCTGAAGATGACGCCAGCAACCTTGCCGCCAAGGCCGATGTATTTGCCGTTGGCGTTTCCAGCGACCTTCCTGCGGGTCCAGGCGGGCTTAAAAAATCTCCCGAGGACGGCACTATGTTTTCGCGCGTCAGCGTTTCTTGCCTGCCTGAAAAGTTCCAGGCGTAGACCAATCCCCTTTCCTGCCATAGCGGATTAATGCCAGCCGGCGTTTGCGGCTGGCGAGTCCACTTGGTAGGCGTGAGCAGCAATGCCATGTTAGGTGTACTGCCCCAGTATCGGCATGTAATAAATCTGGTTCGGGTCGCCGGTCGTTTCCAGCGCGGCCCCAGTCGATTGCGCGACGAACAGCGCCCAGTAGGTCGGGACGATTCCACCAAACAGGCTGGCTATGGACACGCCCTGAAACGAATAAAAGCGTGATGCCGTGGTGTCCGTGGCAATCGAAGCAACCAGGCGCAGCGTGTCGCGAATCTCGGTGTCGTGCAGGGTAGCCGTGCCTTCAGTACCTTCCGTTCCTGCACTGAACAAATCGGGCCATGTCGGCGTATCGTTCAGCACGGCGTAGGCAAAAACGTTGATGACGCCTGCCGACAATCCAGCCGATTCCACTTGGAATTGCCCTGCCACCAGATAATCTAGCGCCAGGGTAGAAGTGTTGTCCACCGAGCCGGAAGTCCATCCCGCAACCCACGTTGCACTTGACGCGATGCCATCAAGATTCGTCTGCGTGAACGCGGCATCCGTGCCGTACTTGATCTTGAGATCGCCAGCCATTACGACTCCCGCGCTTCTTGCACGTCCTGATAGCTGATTGGGCCTTCAAGAGCAAGTGTTGATGGCGTGCCGGTAGTGCCCGAGCCGCTGGCAAACACCTGTTCAAACACGGTGACTGTCCGCGTGATTGCCGTCTTGACCTTGCCAGCGCCAAGCCATCCAGCATCTACCGGCGCGCCGTTTGCGCCACTCGGTACGTTGGTCAATGCGTCGGTCAAGCCGCTACGCACATTCGATTTCCCGGTGGCAACCGACTCACGGCCTTGCAGCAATATCTGCAAGTTCAGTTGCTTCGCTTGGCATACCAAAGCGCGATTTGTGAACGTCGCCGTGCCATCTGCCGTGTCGTTGGGCGTCAGATTCGCCCAGGTAATGGCGTCCATGATCTCGCTTGCCGGCGTCACCGGGCGCCACGCGAAGTATGCCGGGTCTGCCACGACGTTCAGCGAGGCTGCGATGGCAAACGCGCCATCCGAGTTCTGCGGAAGCGCAGACATCACCGGGTCGGCGTCGATGAACGCTTTGAGCGTGGTCTTTTGTTGCGGGGACAGGGACATGGCGATCCTTTACGCTGCCAGCAACTTGCCCATGGCTTCGCGCGCCGCGGCAAGCCTGGCTTCGATGTCGGCGAGTTCGGCGGCCTTTGCCGCGGTATCTTCCTCGGCTGCATTCAGTTGCGCCCGGGCTTTCTTCAGCGCTTCGGCATGCTTCGCCGCGGCATCCGCCAGGTCTTTGCGGGTGGCGTCGGCTTCGGCCTGCACTTGAGCTCGCTCCTGCGCCGCCGCATCCTTGGCAAACTGCACCAGGCGCGCACCTTCGGCGGTCAGGTCAGCGACTACTCGTTCCTGTTTGGCGCGCTGGTCGGCGTATTCGGCTTCGACAGCGCCCTTGGCCTTGGCGATCTGCTCGAGGAGGCTGCTGTGTTCGGCCTGGGCCTTGTCGGCGGCTTCGTTTGCGGCCTTGGCGCGCGCAGTGGCTTCCTTGACGGCGTTGTCCAGGCCGCCCAGTTTGGTCAGCACATCGGCAGCCACCACCATCGCTTCGTAGCGGACGGCCATTTGCCGAATTGCATCGGCAGCGGTGTTCATGTCCATGGTTCAAGTCCTCATCGTGTTGATGCGGCGGATCAGGGCGGTCACCACCAGCGAGGTCGTGCCGTCACCAGCTGTGCAGCGCGGGCGCATCCAGAGCGGGCGCTCAACGCATTGCTTGATGCCCAGCGCGGTAAGTGACAGCGCCGAGCCTTGGGCGTTGTTCAGGGTGGCCCAAGAGGTGGTTGTGTCGTTTGTTCCTTCCCACACCACCGTGCCGCCAGCGCCAAGCGTGCCAGTCATCTGGATGCACACATCACCGAACTCAGGGAATGACATCGGCACGCCATCGTCCAGCGTCGCCTGCGTCAGCGCCGCCCATGTGAGCAGCTTCACCGACCCGTCCTGGGTCAGGCTGATGTCCGTGATCGTTACCGCCTTGGTTGCCATAGATGCTCCTAGCCGAGCGCGCCCATGGTCGCGTCGGGGTTTCTGAATTGGGGAACAACAGGGGCTTGCGTCATCGCCTGCACCTTTGCAAAGCGCAGCATCATCAAGCCGTAGCGCGTGGCGCTCATCAGATCGTCGCCTTCCTTGACAACCTTGCCGTCCTCGCGGTGATACAGGCGGAATTCCTCCCACCAGTCATGCAGGTGCCTGGCGACTTTGAGGCGCCCGGTCTGCATGCGGTCCAGCATGTCCATCAGGCCGGCCTCGACGCCGTTGCCGCCAGTGCCTTCCTTCTCGCCCTTGGCCGGCGCATGCGTGGCCTTGTCCTTGAGCATGTTCACGCCAGCCTTCCGATACTGCTCGGCCAGCATCTCGCCCGAACCCTTGTCATGCTGTAGTCCGTCATGCGGCCAGGCCACTGGAATCCACTTGCCTTTGGATCCGATCGCCACTGCATGAATGGTCGGCGTGGCCTCGCGAACCCGGTAGCAATCGTAGATATGCACCGTGTCCGTATCCCGGTCCCAGGCCATCCACACCGCCGCGGTTGGGTGATCCCATCCGAAATCCAGCCCACAGATGCGCGGCCAGTGCGCCGGCAGCGTCACGGCAGGTTCGCGCAGCACCTCTTCCGGCACCGGGAAGATGCGCCCGGATCCAAGTGTCGGGATACCCATCGACCTGGCTTCGCGCTCATGCGCCGGGTAACTGGCGATGATTGCAAGGCGCTGCTCGGGCGTGTAGTGCTCGGCATCCTCGATCGTCATTGTGGTGACGTGCGTGCCGCGCACTTTTTCCACCAGGAACCGCCGGACCGTTTCCGACATGCCCAACAGCGGCGTGAACGTCAGCCACACGATGCCCTGCGTGGCATTCGTCCGGGTCAGCCCTTCTATATAGATGGCCAGCGGCGGTTCTTCGTCAAACCACACGAAGTTCAGGGTTTCGCCCTGCCACCGCTCCCGGCCCTGGTCGTAGGTCTTGATCGTCAGCCGGCTGATCCCGCCGGTGATGTGCCGCACGGTGATCGTTTCCACCGCATCCGCGACACCGTGACTGGCGCGCTTGATGTCGATGATGCAACTCTTGGGGATCGCGCCAGTGCCCCACTCGCCCGGCTTGCCCAGCAACAGGCGTTGCACCGTGTCTCGAGTGCTTTGGCTGGTCAGCGAGCCCGCCCAAGCGGTTGTCGGCGCTTCCCAGCGGATGCCGTCCCACCAGTCCGGATACAGCCCGGTCAAGTGCATGGCCGCTTCAAACGAGCCTGCGACAGTCTTGCCTAGCTGGTTGCCCGCCATCAGCAGGCGCTCGCGCACATCCTCATCCGCGCCCGCGGCGTGAAACTCCAGTTGCTTGGCGTAAGGCCGGTAGTCAGCCAGCCGGTTCTCGGCCAGCTTGTTCCGCACCTCAGTGGCGAGTGCTGCCAGCGCTTTCGGCGACAGGCTCTCGATTTGCAGCGAGAGAGCGGATAGCGTCATGCAGTTGCCTCAGTTCTTCATGCTCGAGGCCATCCAGCGGCCCGGTGCGGACCTCGGCGCGGTCGATGAACATGCCCAGTTCCTTGCCGATCAGGCCCAGCGCCTGGTTCGCCGCCGGCAGGTTCTGCTTGCACTGGCCGGTCGGGTTGCCTTCGTTGTCGAGCACCAGTTCAGGCGCCTTGGCCATCTTGACCACTTCGACAAGCTCCTGAAGCACCCAGGCCTTGTTCACCGCAGCCTTTTCAATCGCCCGTTCGCGCGATGGCTGCTCGACGGCTTTGATCAATTCCTCGATGCGAGCAGCGACATCAGCAACTTTGAGCAAACGGTTAGCAGATTGCGCTGCACCATGCTCAGAATAGCCGCAAATTACATACGCTTTGGGAGGAGATTCCCCTTTTGCTAACAGTTGCGCAAAATGCTCATGTTTTGCGTTGCGAAGCATCGGCACGGCATCACCTCGAGCCAGCGCGGCCAGCGGCGTCGTTGGCCACCATCACCAGTGCCCGGGCCTGTGCCACATCCATCATGGGCAACACGGCCGGCTCGATCGCTTCGACCTCGCGCCTGACATCGGCCGCTTCCCGCATCTTGGTCAGGGTTGCCTGCAGTTCGGCGTTGGCCGCAGCCGGCAGGTCTTCGCTCATTGCGGCCGTCAGCTCGCCCGTCGTGTCGCCGTGAACGGTGGCGCGCGAGCGCTGCTCGGCGATCTGATCCATGAACTTGCAGATCATGATCACGGCTTCATGGGCCATGCTGCCGACCTGATACCCGCCTTCGTAGTCGGTCGACAGGTTGAAACTGCCGTCGCCAACATCCTCGAGGGTGATGGTTGCTTTGCTCATGTGGTTGTCCTTCGGTGGTTACATCATGGGTTTCCCGGGCATTCCCGGGGTTGAGGGCGCTTCTTGGGCGAGCCCGGCCTCGAATTGCGACTGGGCGCCGCCGGATACCGGGTTCTGCTTGATGATGTCGAGAACACCCTTGAGGGCATCGCCCAGGCTCTGGAAGTCCGTGCCGCCGGCGCCTTCTTCGGTTCCAGCTGCTTCGTGCTCGGCTTCTTCAGCCTCCGGCGCTTCCTTGGTCACGCGGAAAGTGCCGTCGGCGTACACATAGACCTCGACGCAATAGGCGAGCGTCTTGCCGCCGTCCTCGCCCATCGAGGCGTCAGGCGCTTCCATTCCTTGCGGCATGTCCATGATCTGCTTTCTGTGTTGGCGGCGCCCCGTCCTTGCGAGCGGCCATGAGAGGAAAACCGCCGGGGTCAATCGGTCGCCGGCCGGCTCCGGTTACTTGTAAGCGCGACTCTTGAGCTACGCGAATAAAAAACCCGGCACTGGGCCGGGTAATCCACCAAAGGAGGAGGGTGGAGGAGACAAAGGGTGCCGGTTACGTTTTCCGGCGCCGCTGGGCCGCGAGCCGTCATCTGTCGCTTGCGGGGGTCTGCCCTCGACCAAATTAGAAGCCCCGAGCGCGTCAGGTGCGCCAACCTCGCGCCGGCGGGCGCCATGGTTCACGGCCAGGGAGGTTGTTCGTCCCTAGCGTGCGCGGATTCCGCCGATCCGCATCTGGTGCCGCGGCGAGGGATCGAACCCCGGGCCTGTCGCTTACAAAGCGACTGCTCTGCCAACTGAGCTACAGCGGCGAATTAAGGGCCGTCTTTCCGGCCTGTCAGGCGCGCAAGGGAGGGACCTGCTTACCGGGGGATGGTTGCGGGACGTGGATTTGCACCACGGACATCCGGGTTATGAGCCCAGCACTCTGCTCGCTGAGTTATCCCGCCAAATTTAGGGCGCAAAAGGCCAGCCCGCGCGGTTTGTACATGAATTTTCGGCCTCGCACAAGTATTTTCAACACGGCCACCCATCCTTCCGCATCAGCGCTCCAAGGTGCTCTTTGGCCTCGGCCACCGTGGCCTGGTAGTCCAGCCGCCTGAACGCCCAGACGCTGCACAGGTCATAGGCGCGGTACAGGGCGGCGCCCTCATGGGGCGGCAGGCTGTCGATCTTGGCGTCAATCGCGATGGATGCCGCGGCGTTCTGCTGATCCTGCACCACGAAGTCATAGTCCTCGTTCACCGCGCGCTTGGCGAATCCCCACATGCCGGATCCGCGCGCGCCGCCCTTGATGACCGACCTTGAGTTCATCCAGTAACGCCACTCGCCGAGCCAGTATTCAACTTGCGCGATGTCGATGGGCTGATTCACGTAGTCCTCTGTCGAAAGTGCGGGCAACCCTGCCCAGAATGGGGAAACGGCACCCTGCTCACCGGCTTGCCGATGTTCCGCGCCGGCAGGCAGTAGGCGTCCTGGTGGTCGGCGCGGCTGTTCTGGCAGCCGACGCAGCCCAGTCGATCGCGCTGCAATGCCTCTGCGGCGGCGCTGGGATCGCGGGCGAAGCGGGTTTCTATGGAGTGGGTCAAGCCAACCCCATTTCCAACCTGCGCTCCTCGCGCTCGCGCTTCAGGTCTTCCGCTTTCCACCGGGCTTCGCGCGCCGCGGCATCCGTGAACGCCCGGTTCAGCCTGGCGATCTCGGCATCGTTGTTGGCCAGAGACTTCCCGGTGGCCATGCGTTCCTGTTGCTTCTTGGATCCGACCAACCAGCACAGGCCGCGCTTCTGGTCTTCGGTGCGTTTGGCGTAGCGTTGCATGTCATGCCTCCAGTCGAAACCACGGTTCACACTTCCGCGCCAACTCCTCGCGGGCGAATTGCAGGTCATACGTACACTGACCGATGACCAGTTCCAGCTTGCGCACGTCCAGCCGGGCGTGGCGGTAGTCGGCCGAGCCCATGCCGTGCGTGACTTCGGCTAGCACCAGCAGGCGCCGGGCCTGCGATAGTGATGCGTCGCACAACGCCAGCCAGGTGATCCGGTCATTGATCTGGCGCATCAGGTCGGTGGTCATGCAAACCTCTTCAGCGGCCCGTAGATCCGGCCCAGCGTCACGTTCAAAGCCGCCAGTTCGTCCATTTTCATGATCGACCACATGCGCTTTTCTCCGTGAATGCCCATCTTCCCGTCGCGATGGCAGCTTGCGCAAAGGGCGATCGATGTCCACCACTGGCCCTGCTTGATCTCATGCGCCTCGCTCGGTCCTGATGCCTCACACACGGCGCAGCCCGATTCCTTGACGCGCACAATGTGGCGCTCCTCGGCAGCCGTTGGGGCGGATTTATTCTTGCTCTGCATGTTCGGGCTCACTCCACCGAATATCGTGCTCGGCCCCGTAGGCGTATAGCCATTCCACGAACGCGCTCGCCACATACACCGGAAATTGCCGCGTCTGCTCGCCCAGGATCACCACCCGCTGGCGGTCCAGGCTGGGCAGCATTTCGATCTTGTCGCGCAGCCAGTAGGCTTTGATCTTCGGGAAGTCATCGTTCAGGGTGTCGGCCTTGAACTGGTCGACCAGCAGGCGCTTCCAGACTTCCGCGGTGAAGTTCGGCTCGCAGCGCGCCACGTCCTCAAACATGGCGTGCAGGCGCGCGTTTTGGGCATCGGTGCGCTTCGCCGGCCGCAGGCTTACCAGCGTGCCCGGTTCGGCCGCACGGATCGCCGCGATGCAATTGGCGCGCGCCGGGTGTGGGGCGGGTTGGAGGATGAATTTCATCGCACCACCACCGAATTCACACCATGCCCGCAGTTCACTTCCCACTTGCAAGCGATCTCCACTGCCTTGACGGCATCAGCGCCCATTTCCATCGCGCCGATCGCGTAGTCCCGGCCGGAGCCCCACGCGGCGATCTTGTTGTCGGGGTGCAGCGGCATGGCGATCGGCCCGCGCTCATAGACCAGAATCTCCGTTCGCCCGACCACCAGGAACGTCCCGCCATCATCAGACGCTTGCCGCTTCGGAAACTTCTCGATGTCGGCGCCAGCCTCGAACCACGCGCACATTTCGGCGATGATGCTGGCATCGCCGGTCCCCGTCATGATGCGGGAATCCGGCAGTGGTCGAAGTTTCGACACCACGCGCCGCATGCCGGCGTTCGTAGCCTGCCGATCAGCGGCCAGCATGCGGCCATCCCATGCGATACAGGTCATATCCCCAACTCCTTCGCAATCCGCATGTCCTCGACCTTCCATCGCGCGTCCCGCAACCTGATTTCCTCCGCGGTTGAGTCGTACATGTAGTCCGATGGCTTGCCCTCAAGCGGCAGCCCTTGCGCCAATCGCTTAGCCTGTCTGTCGGTCATGGTCCGGGCGCTCAACCGGGCGGCGACCTCGGGCGTCGGGCGTGGGGATTTGCGGCGGTAGGCGGTCATGCTTGCGCGGCCTCCTGCTTTGCTCCATCCGCCTGCGGATACACTTTGCGCGTCCAGTCCGCAACTGGCCACGGCACTTCGGCCACGAAAGTCATGCCGTTCTCTTGGCAATACCGCTGGAAGGCCGACCGGTGCAGTTCGCCCGGCTCCATGTTGATGCCGCAACCCAGCGTGCCGCCTTTCCATGACCCCTTGCGCCGCCCGGTTTCCTTGTCGAAGTTGATCGACAGGCTACGCACCACCTTTTTGGGCCAGAACGCCGCCATCCACTTGCACCACTTCTCGCCGCGCCGCCATTCGCGCTCGTCAATGTGGGTATTGGCCTCGATGTACTCGCCATCGAAATCGCGGAAGCCGAACGCCACGCCAGGGCACAGTTTCTCCATGGTGTTTTGCTCGTCAAACTGGCCGAGGCGCCGGTCAACGGTGCGCTGCGTCCAAAAATGCTGGCCGTCACGGTCGTACAGGCTGAACCGCACATGCCGCCATTGCATCCAGGG